AATCCGCATAATCATCATATTATATAAACAATTAATTATAACAGTAAATGGATTACCAGATGGTTGTGAATGAGTCCACATGTAAACATTATCATCATAAATATGTACAGAATGAACCAAATGGGCCCACAATCCTACACAAATTTTAAGAGTTTCCAAACCTTCCTTGGTATCAAAATCAATAAATTGTTGTAACCACGGTACATATATTCCCCAAAATATTTCCCATAAAATCTGAGCAACCAAAGAACCATCAAAATTACCAAAATCACCAGCAATAACTCTCTTACCTTTCTTGGATAATTTTTTCGCAATACGTTCCCAATCATAAAAATAAGGATTTGTACCAACACCAATTTCATTATCTATTCTATTATGCATTAACCAAGCTGCAAAAGGAAGAAAATATTGTCTAAAAGCCACAACAAAATGTTGAGGACCTGCAGAAAATACCCGAGTTTTACCAACATCCACTTTAGCATTATCTCGTCGCTCATCTTTCAACGTATCAACAAAAATCACGTTAGATATCTTTCCGTTCTTACAATCCTCAAGTAATTTATTTACATCGTTACGCAATGACAATGCATCCTTACTAGTAAAATCAAATACCTCACTATTACCCATCCAACGAGTTTTCCCTGGGAAACCTTTATTTTCCAAAGAATAAGGGTACCCGGGTGACGTTGTACGATTAATAGCACACATAAATTTATCATCAAATACACCCATAATAGCTTCCTCATAAGTTAATATTCTCTGGTACTTATGTTTATCTAACATTGTATTATAACATGTTGACACCAATTGAAAAACATCTTGAGCTGCAGATGCAACATATTCTTCAGGTAACACTGCAGTTTCCACACCACATTTCTTCAAACCATTTAACAAAGGATTATGAATTTTACCATTAATCAAAGTTGGACGTAACAATGCTGGTCTAGTATATGGCACAGACAATTTACCATAAATCTTAGACGGTAAAATAGATGTTTTCACTGCTTGTCCAATACGTTTATCAGCAATACCAATAGGGCAAAACAATCCTTCAGGTAATTTGGGTTCTGCTAACACATTTACATTATCGGGTGCTTCAAAATAAAATTGTGTACTAATATTTTTAATATCTTTACCCTCTAATTTTTTAAACGCATCTAATAAAATTTCCTGATTCAATGGACAAGCATAGCCAAATTCTTCACCAGTACCAGCAATATGCATTCCAATAAGTTTACGTTCAATACTATGATTATACAAACCTATCAAAGAACCACAATCACCAACTTGTGTAGGTGCATTATATTCATAACAATCTCTCTGTGTATAGCTATCTGATAAATAATCATATCCATCTTCTGGATAATAAATCCTAATTTGTTTATCAAGTGGGCGTATAGATGTCAACCATTGATAAGCTCTATCCAATAAACCATCGTGTTCATGATATGTAGCCATAGAACCTTTAAATTTTCCATTAAGTCGACCTTGATCACTAACTTTAACAAAATGCTTAATCAAATTAGCGTGTGGATGACACATCTTATTATGCAAATTAACAACAACACAATCTCGTGCTTCTCCATTTTTAAACTCAATTTGCACACAATTATTAGTTAATGTGAAAGAATCAACGCCAACTTCGATAAAATGACATAAAGGAACTTGTATTAAATCAGAAAAATTTCCTTGTTCACCACCTTGAGAAAAATAAATAATGGTACTTGGTGCTAATTTCCGAGCAAAAAGAGCATGTAAAAAATGGTAAGGAATAACAAAAACCCAACCACTCACAAACGTACAATTTCCTAAGGAGTATCTTTTTTCACCACGCTTATACGATAGTCT